GCCAACATTCAGCCAGGCTTTGGGCATGGACAACTTGAACTGTCCTTGCAGGTTATCATCCTTAGGTAGAGTTATTAGCCTGTCGCCACCTGCTTTCCGGTTCTCCTCGGTCGTACCCAGGAACACGCTGAAGCCCCAAAGTTCACCATTGGCTTCAAAGCGCAAGTCGCCATGCAGACTGTGGTCAGTTTTCAAAAGCTCATTCTCATCGAGCTTCGTCTCTTCCTCGCTCAGCCCGCGCCAGTGGTGGTGATATACGAACCGCCCCTTGCCATCGGGCGGATACATCTTGTGCCAATTTTCCTTCCAGAACTTCTCCGCTATTTCTGCCCTAGTATCTCCTTCTTCGCCCAGGCGGTCAGCTTTCTTTACTCGTTCTAGTGCGCGTTTAATTTGTTTTATCTTCCTTGCCACTTCCCCGCTGTCACCGAACCGTCTTACTGCCATCGGGTGCGGCAAAACGAAATCCGCTCTGTCACCTAGAGCGGATTTAGCGGTCTGGCCTAGCGCGACTATGATCTGTGGGTTGGCCTTGTCTAATTCGCCAAACAGCCAGTCGCGCCACTCTTCTATTTCCTGTTCGTTCGGTTCTCTTACTCTACCCCTGTCATCCGTTAACAGGATCGGTACAACATTTGTCAAGAAAACATCTTTTCTGGTTAAACCTAGTGGTTTCAAGTAAAGCTCCTTGAACGTCTCACCACCAGGGCCAGTAAATGGTTCTCCCCTGGCTACTTCAACTCGACCGGGGGAAGCGCCTACAAAGGCCAGCTTCGCGTTCTTAGGCCCTCGGCTTGGAACTATGTTCTGCACCGATTTCTGAAGTACCTGCCCACGTTCTGCTATATCTATCGCCTGCACAGCTGTATAAGGTGTTTTACGTGTTTTATCTACATCAATTACACGGGCACCAAGCCATGCCAGTTCTTTCTTTTCTTCATCAGGTAACAGTTCAAGAACTTCAACCGTAATAATATTACCTTTATTTGCGACAATAGAAGTGCTAAACGTTTTGCCGAGATTGATGTACGTCTTACCGTTAAGTTTTGTTGTGTTTTTCCAATCCATACCAACGCTGGGAAGCAACCCGCCCCAGTAATTGTACGCACCGGCTTTCGTTCTCTGTTTATCGAGAACGATAACTTTCAATTCAATAACACGCTTCAGTTTAAACCAATCGTTGGTGTCACCGTCGATCTCATACTTGCTATCCGCTGCTTTAGCCACTAATCCCTCCGAACGGTCCTGGTTAAATGCCCAGCGAGCAGCAACTTTAATCTCTTGTGGCGTTCTACACCATTTCAAAGGAGAAATAAGCAATGGCTTCTTTAGGGCCAGCGATTCTAACACTTTGCGCCTTTCTTTAAAAGGTTCATCGCTTAAATCCTCATTCCAATATGGAATATCGAATACAGTCAAAACAGGTGTTTCGTTTTCGGCAAATTCAGGTTTTTCTCTGTTGAATTTCATTAAATCTGGTCTTGCTACCCGTTTGCCATCACGAAGCATCCCCAGATCACAGTCTAAAATAAAGTCAGCATTCAATTTCTCCAAAGCATCTTTGATTTCAGGAAATTTATGCAGTTGATCCTCGCCATATTGCCCTTCAAACCAGAGACGAACGCCCTTGCCTTTCTTGCCCTCCACTATTACCCTGTAGCCATTATGTTTAGGCTCAATAGCCAATGGCCAACGGTCTTTTGCCCAGTCTAACAATTCATCTATTGTATAGGCTTCGGTGTAACCCGCCATGCTAGGTTTCGGCGGTATAAACTTCTCAAACGGTTTCAACCCTGCTGCTTTGTTAACCACTTCTGGCTTTCTCAACACCCCCCGCACATATACCAAATCGCCGTTCTGGATTTCTTCCAGCTTCTCAACTTCGAACTTCGGCCTGCCTTCCAGCAGATTATCTTGGGTCCAAAAAGCGAAGGTTGATTTATTCCAGTAACTTTTATGTTCAGGATGGTTAAATGCCCCTTCGCCTTTAGTGCTCGGCACCTCAAACACAAACCTGCCACCTGGTTTCAATACCCGCCAAATTTCAGCCATAATTTTTTCTTTATCCGATAAATGTTCAAGGACGTGGTTGGCGCGTATTTCGTCCGCGCTGTTGTCAGGGTAGGGAATGCCCCGTTCCAAGTCATGTACCACATCCACCTGCGGGCCGGGCTCTTTGTCGATTCCCGTATAGCCTTCGGGTCTAGCATCGTCACAACCTAAATCTAACTTTAAAGCATCCTCCTTACGAACTTCGTAATTCCAGTAAAGCGTTTGCCTGCTGTCTACCGCAATTCCACCTTGGCTATGGGTATAACTGCGCTTGCTGAAACTACTTCCTAAATCTAAATTGCCCTGGTAGCTTATCAGAACTTTGCCCTTCAAATCCTTGACAGTTCGGGCAAACTCTTCTCCATTAAATTCATGCCACTCTTTGCCTTCTGCTATTGGCTTCCAGGGTGGGTCAAGGTAAAAGAATGTGTCCGGTGAATCATACTTTTGCATGGTCTTAATTGCATCCTTTTTGAGTATGACAACGTTCTTAAGCCGCTCGCGGTAATGTTCTAAGTTTGTCAAGAAACTTTTTGCGGAGTAACCCTTTGCTCTCTCAGACGAATCGATTGCTTCTTCTTCTCCCCGTACGCTAAACAGATTTAAATACTTATATCGATATGCTTTCTCACGTAGTACCAGGGGCGAACTCTTTTTTAACTTTTCAAAATGGGGCAGGGACCAATCCCATTTTTGTTCCCGCATCCAAGCGAAGTCCTCATCACTAGCAGTTTGCAAAAATTTGTAAAGTGCTATTATGTCAGGATTAATGTCTGCCAATATTTCTTTTCCGGTCGGCTCCTTAGCCCAAAATAAGCTGGCCCCACCAGCGTAAGGTTCTACATAAACCTTATGTGGTGGAATTTTGCTAAGTAACACGTCCAACCAAGCATCCTTGCCACCAGGAGACTTAATCGGTTTTGGCAGTCCTTCTTTTACCACCTGCCGCTTTGGTTCCTCGCGCCGAAGAACTAGGGAGTAACAAGGTATGAAGTCTGCATGACTCCCTTGAGGCGAGTCGATGAAATGAAGTATCCCTTTCTTTTCTGGGTCCAGCACCTTCCGCACAGGCAACCAAACGTTATCTGCTTGAATGAGAAAGTTATCTCCGGATTCGTCCCGGTTGGCTCTGAAAAGTACGTCTATATCATTCGGGTCTTCTTTGCCAAGAGCCGCAGATCCCACTACTGACACGAAGTTGGGAACAACAACCACTTCCTCTGGCAGGTTCGCCAGCTTCGCCTCAATACTCTGCGCCTTCTTCACATCGCGCAGTTTCTTGGCTTCCTGCGCCAGCTCGCTGTCTTCATCGTAGTTAAAGCCGCGCCGGTCGAATTCTTCCATAACCCAAACGGAGGCATTTATTATTTCTTCGGTCGGGTTCTTGCGTTTCTTGGCCGCATTGTACCACTGGTGGAGGCGCCTCCACGCGTTCAGTACCTCTTCATCCGGTGCATCTTTCAGCTTATCCGGTCTCATCTCAGCCAGCGCCATTTTCTCCAGGAAAGACGGTTCCTCCGGCTCACGCCAGCGGGCTTTGCCGCCGGCGACTGGCATGGCAGCACGGTATAGGTCCCGCATCAGCCAGTCAGGGAGAAATTGCTTCGCTTTTTCAAGAAGTATTTCGAGGTATTCTTTACTTGGCATGAACTCAACACTCCTATTCTTTAACTTCTACCAACGAAGCTACGCATCTGCAGTTAACGTGAATAGGCGGATACATCCTTGGCCCAAAAGGCGTGTCGAAAGGCGCGTCAATCGGCTTCCGCCGCCCATCGATTTCCAGGCACTGAGGGCATCTTCTGTCGTCTGGAGTTGTGATGTATTCTTTCATGAAATTGGCTGGTAGCAAACCCTTGTCTTTTGCGTCCAACCAGGCCAGGTGCTGTCCGGCATTACTGGCCATCATGGTTTCAGTACGCGCGATTCGCTCAGCCCTATCCCGCAGCAGCCTCTTAGCATACGCTTCAGCCCTCTTATCCGCTTCCGCCTTTGACACACCAGCCTCCAATTGTCTCCTGCGAAAATTTTCCACAGCCCTACTTTGCCGTTCAGTAAGCCCTATGTGTTGGATTATCTTCTTCGCCTGCTCATATGGATGCCCGCCTTCCTCAAACGCCTGGCGTATGATATTCCGAATAGCCCTCCTGCTTTCTTCTGTGACCTGCGTTATCAGTTCACCCGTGTGCTGGTTGATGAATTCGACTGCCCGGGGGTTGAGCAGGTCGAACGACATCGTGATGTTCAACCGCTTTGACAGGTTCTTCGCGGACGCGCTGCCTGCTTCTTCTACAATTTCGCGAAAAGCATCTTTCACAACCGCAACCCCCGCACCGAACGCTGCCCAGTCTATCATGTTCTCCACAGAAGCCAGGTTACCGTTCTCCAGTGCCCTCGCCATCTCCGCAATCACCACTTTGTCCTGCGTGGCAGCCACAACCAGCAGAAAGGCCTTTTTGACTTTATCCAGCTTACTGTCGGCCACCCTATGCAGTAGCTTCCATTCCGGGTCTTTGGGCTGAACGGCTTTAAGGATTCGTTGCTTTGGGAGCCTTGAAATGAACATTACTCTTCCTCCACTCCACCGCTTGGCAGGTTCGCAACTTCGAGTAGATATTTCTCAAGCTCTTTATTCGGGAACAAAGGCATGCCTGCCCCGCTGAGCCGTTGTATAAATTCCCCAAGTTCGCTTAATTCCACGCTCTCAATGTCCCCGTGGCGAAGCTCAGGGTAGTTCTCGACCTTGAAGTCGTTCAACCTAAACAACTTCGGCACCGCGTGCGTGTTGAACACGTCCTCAATCTCGTCCAGAAAAGCGCCGATGGCTACAGCAAACAGATTAGTTTTTGAACTTGCCAGAGCATAACTCCCGACTTTCTGCGTCCCCAGCATAATGAAATCAGCTAAGACTGTCTGTGCAATCTGAGTATTATACCGTTGGATAATGGCACCTGTGTCAAATTGCCTGCGACCACCTGTCGAAAGAAGCTGGATATCATACAACTTATTGCCTTTTTCATCGTAGACCAGCGGCATAACCACGCCTTCCTGCTGGTCGCGACGGATTTTGGTCACTAGGTCTTTGAATTTTTGCAAGGCTGTTCTTTCTTCATTCGTCTGTGGACTGGCCACATTCGGTGGCACCCAGACCACAGGCAATCCGGCCAAGTCGCGCTCGACGCCGATACCTTCAATAGTTTCGACGTTCTTCTTAAAATAGAACGGCTTGTAGCAATTCCTGAGTATGCTTCTGCCTTCCGGCGACCCCTTTGTCGCCTCCGTCCTAAAAAGCAGCGACTTTTCTATCGGGATTTCCCTAATTTTGTAGTCCGGCGGCGCGCTTTGCCGCATAGCTTGTATGCCGCCTTCCTTGTCAAACACCCACTCGACCAGCGTCTCTTGCGCCCGTATGGGAAGCTTGCGCCAGCCGATTCTATGATCAGTGTATTTACTGCGCCGCGAGGGGTCCCGACTATCTCCCTCTCTCCGTTTGTAGATTATTTCATGCCAGGACCACCCGAAAACCAGCATTGACAGAATTTCGCTGATTGTGTCCTGCCAAGACATAGACATATCATAAAGGCAGGATTCGAGGAACGCTGCCGCCTCCCTGTCAGCATTGCTGCTACCTGCCGCTTCTACTCGCCATGCAACCTGACGACAGAGCATCTTTATTGCGAATAAAATAGCGCCTATGATCGGATCGTTGTCCCGCATCTCTTTGTAGACCCGAATAGCTTTGGTCCCCTGGAGCTCAGGCAGCCATTCCTCTGCAATGTAGCCGCCCCAGCGCGATAATCCTGATTGGCCGAATTCAAAGAAGGGGTCAAACTTCTCTTTAGGCACTTTAGCCACCTACCTTATAGGCTTTTTAGCTTCGTTCGCCAAACTTCATCGCCTCCAGCGGCTTTCGCCGTCTATCCCCACCGGCGCCAAAATCGGCACTCTATTTTTGACTGGCGCAAACGCCAGTACGACAGCATCGCCCCGGTCAGGCGACCTTCCTAATCGCTTCTTCATATCGTCTTTTGATTCCAATTTGATTCGCCCTCGGGAATCAATTTTATACTTTGCCCCAGACAGATCGGCTAAGAGTTCATCATCCGGTGGCAATGCCACCGGATCCGGGTTTGTTGCCAAGTTTGGGTCTAAGCGTTCTCGCAAGTTCCACCAAAGCTCACTGCGTAAGTTAACAAACTGCTCAGGGTCAGTTGCTTTGTCAGCCACATTGATACCGACCACGGGATAGCCCTGCTCTTTTAGGCGATCCACAACCCCTGCGCCAACGCCGATAACGTCTATCTTCAGTTTTTCTGCTCCATACTGATTCCTAGCTCGTATTACATGTCCTGCTGTTTCCATCGTATCCTGCTTGGCATAGACTTCTAACGGCAGAACCTTGCTACCCCTGCGAACAGCTATTACTGATTTATCTCCCCCAAATCTCGCAACATCGACGCCGATCTCTACCGGTTTCCCTTCGCTGGCCTCCTCCCAGCGTTCCATAGACGCCTCTACCCATGCCAGCGGAATGAGGGTATCTTCGCCCTCTTCCGGAAATTGACCGCGCACACGAGCCTGGTATGCCGGCGAGTTCGGGCCCCACCGTTTGTATTTATCCGCCACCCATTCAGGCGTAATAAGCTTCGGGTTCAGTAACGGGCCCGTAATCTTTTCCGGCCAGGTACCATTAGTAATATCTTCCTCCGTAATTCCGAAGGCCGTAAAGTTAGGCGTATCAAATGCGGATATCGCAATAGTGTTGTACCCCTGCCCCTTAAAAGCGCTGTAAAATGTACCGCTTACCTGGGTAGGGTTTCCAAGCAGCAGTAGCCGGGCATTACTACTCGTTAAAATGCCTTCTGCTGCCTCAAATATATTCTCCGGTACGCCTGCGGCCTCATCGACCACAAGCAGAATGTTCTTCTCGTGATAACCTTGAAACTTGTCGGGGTCCTTTGTAGAAAGCCCAGCTGCATACCATTCATCCTGCACAATCTGCAACTCTGGTGATTTTGGGAGCAAATTACCGCCAAGTGGCACTTTCGACCGTCGGTAACTAGACCGGACCTCTTTCCAAATCAGCTTTTCCACCTGGCGCCATGTCGGTGCAGTCGATAGCACTATGCTGGGGCAAAAGGAATATAGAAACCAGAGGATCACCTGGCCAGCAATAAAACTTTTCCCTGCACCGTGGCAACTACGTACTGCTGTCCTAGGGTAATCCCGCACCGCTTCCAGAATCTCAATCTGTTTTCCCCACAGCTCAACTCCAAGGACTTTAGACACAAACCAAACAGGATCACTTTGTAGTCTCTTAGCTATCAGCTTAGCCTGTGCTTTATTAATCATCAGAATCATCACTGGCTAACACCATAAGGTCCACTAAAGACTGTACGGCATCAGCTTTCTTGCTCTCCGGATCATCCCCCAGCAACTCTTGCTTCTGCTTAATGGCCTGCCGCATCTCGCTGGCTGTTTTTTCATGCAAAACCACCAGTGACATGGGGAGTTTGCACTGTTCTTGAACCAGATCGGCAAGCCACTTCCCGGTAGCCTGGTGTAGTTTAAATTCTGCTGCCGCTACCTGGTTCAGCATTTCTATATCACTCAATTGCTTTTGGACTATCTCCTGCATCTGCTGTTGGGACTTCTGATACTGCTCCCGGGCCTCGGCTTTCACGTCAAAGTGTTCCTCACAATGGCGTCTTATTGCTACATGGCTTACCTTCACGCCTAATTCTTTCAAACGCCTTTCAGCTTCTCGATAACTAACGCCTTCTTCTTTAACCCATTTTTCCACTTCTGTTCTGTGGCCCGAGTTACAGACCTTGCACCGGGCCGAGTAACCAGCTGGCATTCGGGCCACCTCCTGTTAATGTTACGGTTGTTAATGTTACGAGTGTTAACGTTACACTCCCAAACAAAAAGAGCCCGGAGGCTCTATGAACAAATTTGAATTTCTAAAATCTTAGTTTCCTCAGGTTCTATTGTAACCAAGTGCGTTGAAACTCTCTCGAAGTTAAATTTGCATTTTGCTATATCAATATTTGCCAGCCCATGTATTTTTAATATACTCCCATCGAGCCTGTACACTTCGGCAGAAGGAGGAATTGCACTTGACAAAAATTCCGACAAAAGGCGACAATTAGAAAGGCCTCCTGACGCCTAGACACCCGCCGTGATAACCACGACGCCCGAACGGTTACCCGTTGCTCCGTAAGTGCCACCTGTGAACTCGATCCACAGTATTCGCACGCCAGTGAGGCTTAATCAAACTCACAAATACAAAAGTTACTATATTA